ACCTGAAAAATGCGGTTCAGGCATGGTTCGATCAACCCTGGGTAGACATGGATCAGATCTTCGCAGACGGGATCCTGTCGGCAGTCCTGGCAGGCGACGCATACCAGGAGATCATACCGACCCGGACCGGTCAGGGTGTATGGGGTATTGTGAGCCGTGACCCTGCCACGTTCGGGAAGAATTGCGACGAATACGGCAGAATAACCGGGTATTCTCAATACACGCCGGGGAAGTCCGGGCTCACTGAAGAAGAGACCCCGATTGAGCCAGACCGGATCCTCTCGTTCAGCCTGTTCCACGTCCCCGGTCAGGTATACGGTCTGTCTCTCATGGACCGGGCAGAGGACGACATCAACCGGGACTGTGACACCATCGAAAGCATCACCAAAGCCATTCACCGGCACGGGACGCCAAAGAACCAGTGGGCCATCGGCAGCGACGAACACCGGGCAACGTCTGCCGACCTCGACGACGTTGAGAAACAGATCGAGACACAGGACGCGAAAACCGATTACGTCACACACCACGATGTAGCCATCAAACCGCTCGACGTGTCCGGCATACAGAACGCCGACACATACAGCAACATCATGTTGCAACGTGTGGCCTGTGCTCTGGGCGTGCCTGAGGAAATGTTGGGCCTTGGCAGAGGCAGCACTGAAGCGACGGCGACCGTCAGGATGAACGTGTTCCTGGACAAGATCAGCACCATTCAGCAGCGGGTAGCACGGGCATACAACCGGCAACTCATAGACCGGATCACCGGCAGACCCGGAGCAGTCTGGATCCAGTTCAGAGACGTGTCCCCCGAGGACGAGGCAGCGAAAGCAGAGTGGATAGCGAAGATCATGCAGGCCACACCGCTCGACCAGTTCAGCGTGTTACCTCAGGCATGGGTAAGAGAACAGTTCGGAATAGACGAGGCACAATATGACAGCGAAGAAACCTACCCGGTCCCGGCAGAGCAGGCGGGATCCGACACAGGCCAACCGGCTGGTCAGCTCGTATGAAGCCGACCTCAAACGGCACCATGACAAGTTCGTCAGAGGGTGCCTGGTCATTATTCGCGAGTATGCGAACCGTCCGGCAGAGATCAGCAAACAGATCGACAAATACCAGGCGGACATGATGAAAGACGCTCGAAAACTGCTGAAGAAACAGGTGCCTCAATGGTGGCAGCAGGGGCAGACATACGCGGATCTGCAGATGAAAAAGGCAGGGTATGACCGAAAGTAGTCAGATCTACGTCCCGGCCAACCAGGAGGCAATAGACGCACTCATTGAGCGGAATGCCAGTCTGGTCAAGGGCCTGACCGAAGAGACGAAAAAGGGCATTATTTCTGAACTGACTGAGGGCATGATCAAGGGTGAGGGAATAGATCAACTCGTAGCCAGGATCTCAAAATACGTGGACTCTAGCCCCGGCAACGGTCAGTCTCGGGCAGAACGAATTGCCCGGACAGAGGTTATGTATGCTCTGAACCGTGGGGCTCTGTCCCGGTATGGCCGTGACGGCATTCAGAAAGTGGCCTGGCTTGCGGGGCCTGATGACCGGTGCTGTCCCACCTGCATTGACAACGACGGGAAGCGGTTTGACATAAGCGAGGCACCGGGGCTCCCGATTCATCCGAACTGCTTACTCCCTGAAACGGAATGTATAACGGCCGGTGACGTTGTCTCTGGGTTGCGGGCCTGGTATGATGGGCCGGTATTTGAGGTTACTACATCCGGTGGTTGTAAAATTACCGTCACCCCGAATCACATGTTTCTCACCTCTCACGGGTTTTGTGCGGCTCAATTCCTCCGCGAGGGCGATGATATAATCAATTGCTCCGGGTTCGAGCGGATAGTCTCGGAGAACCCAGATGATTACCAGGCTCCAACCAGAATTGAGGATATATTCAATTCGCTCATTGAATCTAGCGGCGGGTCTCCCTCCGGAGTGCCAATTGCCTCCGAAGATCTCCACGGCGATGGGCGGTTCACTAATGGCAAGATCGACATTATATTTTCCAATCGCTTTTTGGGCACAGACGTCGAAACCGCGTTCCAAAAACATTTTGGCGGCGGCCACTTCGATCCGACTAGCAAACCTGAGATCCCGTTCTTTAGTACGAGCCCTCTGTACGAGTTCCTCTTCAGTGCGGGGAACGCCGCGGACGGCCGCATGAGCTGCAGCAGACAGAGCGATCCGCTCTTCCGGGCTCGTGGCAGCCATCCGGGCATACATTCCTTCGCTCCGGTTCCTGGGTGTGACTCCGTTCTCTTGCAAGATTCTAACGATAACATTCCTGGAAACCCCGGAGGAACCAGCAATGGCTTTAACGGACTCACCAGCGTTGAACCTGGCAATAATGGATCCACTGTCAAGATCTCTGACAAACCGCCTGTTTATGATGGGAATGTTGTTAGAAGTGAGAATCCGGGCAATGGGTTTATACCCGCACCCGAATTTAACACCAATTTTTTGAACGCCTATCCCGGACTGGTAGAGATTGATAATGTCTCTGACATCAGTATCAGAAAATATTCTGGGCATGTTTATGATCTCCAAACTGTTAGCACGTTATATATTGGCAGTTTGATCTTATTAAGCAACTGCCGCTGTACGTGGGTGCCTGTGATAGAATGACATCAGGAAAACCATTCTCCCCGAATGAGATCGCGTTTGTCCGGGCACATCTCCACGAACAATACCCGTCAGTCATTGCTCGGGCACTCGGGCAGTATTACCCGGAGGACAACGGGGGCAGCCGGTCCACATGGTCGGTCAGGGAACTCATGAAGAAACTGCAGGAACCTGAACGAACCGAGACAAAGACGAAACAAAAGCCCCGGTCTTAACCTCATTTTAGTTATGCAAACTAAACCAAATTATAGACAGGTGACTAAATAGCAACTATGCTACCCGCCATAATTGCACGGATCCGGGACACGCCGGCAGTCCGCGAGCAAGAAAACAAATACGGGCCGGGCATTATGCCCCGTTGGGACGCCGACGGGAACGTGACGCAAATTGTCTTTTCTGACTCTCACACTCGTGAAATGGCTGACTCGTGGCTCATCGACCACGGGTACACCGGGTACTCATTTGATGAGCAGATCCGGGAGAACGAGGATGAGCCGAAAGCGTTCAGCCGTGCGCTATCATTTGACTTTCAGCAACTCGGCGGGAAGTTTGAGGACTTGCCGTCAGGCGGCCTGATCGTCAGAGGTGTCAAACTCCTGGCAGCCGGCATATGGACCGACTCGGCACAGGGTACCCCGCTTGAATACTCGTCTGACGTCCTGCAGCGGTATGCTGGCAACTGGCTTGACTCTGCCATGTGGTCCCGGCACTCGGGGGGAGTGCCCCGGAACATAACCGAGAAAGTCGGTGAGGTCCTGAACCAGCGGTATGAGAACGAGGCGGTTGTTGGAGACCTGCACTACCACGGACTGACACAGCAGAGCAGAGACACCATAGCCATGGTCAAAGCCGGCCAGGCGAACTTTGTGTCTGTCGAGCACGGCGGGAAAGAGAAGTGGAACCCCGGCCGGCGGATCTACCAGGCCGAAGAACTGACGTTTACCGGCATTGCCACGGTCAACCGGGGAGCATGTGCCAAGTGCACAATACGAGACAACGAACAGGCAGATGATGCAGGCGTAAGCCCTGTTGAGCCTGAAACGGACGTTGATACTATGGACACCGAAGCAATTACAAAGGAACTCGAAGCAGTCAAGGCAGACGTTTCAGGGCTCAAGACTGCATTCGAGGCGAACCAGAACAGCGTCAAAGAGCTGAGCGAGGCCATCAAGGGACTCACTGACAAGCTCGGAGAAAACAAAGAACTGTCTGCACGGATTGAGGCGTTAGAGAAACAGCCTGCACCGGCAGCAACAGCACCGGTTGAGACAAAAGAACTTGAGGCACCTGCATCACGGGTGATTATTGAAAAGGGCGAGATTTACGGAGTTGAGTAGGTATGGGAGACACAACCACATTTCCAAGCATTAATCCGCTGGACGGCGGGCGTGAGGGGGTAATCCTCAATCTGGTAGCAGGGGGGACCATCAAGGCCGGGCAGGTGGTGGCGTTCAACGCAACCGGAGTAGCAAAAACCGTGGAGGCGTGCAACGGCGAAACCACAACCGCACCCATCGGAGTTGCACTCTATGATGCAACAACCGGACAGCGGGTTGCAGTCGCATCAACCGGCTCGGTTGTTACCGTCTGCGAGGGGCCTGGGGCCGGTTGTGACGCAGGTGACCTGGTCGGACCGGATGACGCAGCGGTTCTCGGGTGTGTAAAGACCGTGACCTCTGCTGCATCCGCGAGCGTAATCGGTATTGCACTTGACGACATCTCGGCAAACAAAACCGGTCAGATTTTAGTACAGCCGTTCTACTTGTCCAAGGCTGCATCATGAGGTGAAAAAATGAGTAATTTTACTGGAGCACGGGCACTGGCAACCTATCTAAAGCTTGCGAGTGCAGGACCGGGAGAGGCAAAACAGATCATCGAGCACAAAA